TCACCATCTTGCGAAGGCGAAGGTCACGCGCCATGCGTGCCTCTGCCAGCACGATCAGGTCAGGAATAATCGCGGTCATGTCAGTGCGGTGCAGCCACGCCGCAATCGTCGCCTGTAGCCCCGCGTAGGTGCCGTCTAGTGCCATTACAGTGCCCCTTGGTAGACCCTGAACGCAGACAGTGCCGGGTCATTCAACATGCGCTTGACATGGATCTTGTTTTGCATGAATTCGGAGAACGTGATGCCTGCCTGATTGCAGTAGGTCTCAACGATCACCTCTGGGAACTTGGCGGCGTGCCAGAGATCCTTGGACATCTTGCCGTCACCGACCTGACGCATCCGCTTGACCTCTTCAACGATGGGGTCGCAGTCCTGCGATGAGCCTGTGATCAGCTTGCCGTCCTCCACCGCGATGATGGTCTTCAGGGACGACAGTGGGTTGTCGATGACCGCCCTCATATCAGCAGTTCTCCAGAGGCGTGATATTCACCTTGCCCGACGCAGTACCTTGGATGTGGGCGATGAAGGTGTTGCCGTTGACGCTGACCACCTCGCTGTCTGCCGGCTGGATCAGCAGGCCGTTGGCCGTGGCGACCACGCCAGCGACCCCGAGGCGCACATACGACTCTGTGGTGGCGGAGATGCGGATGTATCGCGGCAGGTTGCCCGATGAGTCGGTGGGGATTGCCACGTTGGCACTGGCAGCACCCGTGGTGACCGTTGTCCCGATGGCGTTGACGGTGATGAAACCACCAGCATAGGTTCTTGACATAAAAGCTCCAGCGCATCACTGCGTTAAAAAAAAAGGAAGGGGGCTTTGCACCCCCACTGACCCGCTAGGGGTTAGAGAACGTCGTACACAGCCGCGTTCGCTTTTGGCGCACGGGCTTCGACACACCACTCAACCAGCAGTTCGCGGTTGTCGGCGTCACCAGTCTTGGCGAGTTCCACCGTGGTGAACGGACGCAGGTAGGCGATGGCCCACTTGTCGGACTGCAGGCAGAACACATCACGAGACGCTTGGAAGCGGTTCGGGACGGCCTTGACCTCACCAAAGTCAGACACATAGACGTCCACCGAGGTGTACAGCTTGCCGTCTTCAGACTTGTCGTAACGGGTCGCGTTACCAGTGAAGGTGGAGAAGGTCTGCTTCTGGGCTGGCCCCATCATCACGGTGTCGATCTCGCCGCCAGCGGTGTACGCCAGTTGCAGGGCCGACTTGAAGTTGGCCTCAGTGAAGGCCTGCTGAGTACCCAAGGTACGGTCAGTGTTGCCCGAGTAGGAAGCCAGCGTGCCCAAGTTCTTGACGGTGTTGTCAACAACCCAGCCGACCAGACCGCGCGACTGACGCGGGGATGCGGCAGACACGCCCAACTGGGTGGCAGACGATTCCATGTCACGGCGCAGTTCAAGCGCGGCGAGGCTCATCTGGTAGCCCATCTCGTCCTTGCGGCCAGCCGGGTTAGAGGCCAACTGCGTGCCAGACACGCTCAGAGTCTTTGTGGAGATCTGAGTGCGATTGTTCAGGCGAACGGTGGGCGTCACGACCTTGGCGGTTGCGTCGGCACCTTCAACAGCGATGTTGGTGGTGACGGCGGCTGCCAGATCTTGGGTCTGCCATTCGTGGACGGTGTTCGACGCCTTGGACTTGGAGGCCAAGCTGATGAACGGGGTCTGTGTGGGGCTGATCCGATAGATGATGTCGGACAAGTCTTCACGGTTGCCGATAGCGGCAGAGGAAAGGAAAGTATTTGCGGCCATTTAAGGTCTCCTGCGTCTCTCGACGTTTAAATTACAAGAATGATGTGAACAGCTTGGCTGCGTCCTCGACCCGGCCAGTTTTACCTAGTCGTGCGAATTGCGAACCGCGCTTGTCCAGTGACGAGTTCTCCTGAACACCGGGACGCTCGACCTTGGCTGGCAGCGTGGCGACTTTCTTCGCTGCGGCACTTGCCTTGGTCATCATCTGGTCGTAAAGCATTGCCTTGCGTGCCAGAAGAACGGCCTTGTGATCACTGATACCCGTGATCGACGCATCGTCATAGCCCTCTGTCTTCAGATAGCTTTTCAATGCGTCTCGTTCGGCTGACGCCTTCGTCGCGTCTTTCCACGCAGGCAGCTTGGCAAGGAGTTCTTGCTGCTGGATCTGGATGTACTCGCTCTGCGACTTGGCCTGTTCAGCCTGCATCTGCGATGCCACGACCTGACGCTGCTGAGTGTTTTGCTGATAAGCCGCCTGCCTCTGTTGAAAGAGGTGCTGCTGTTTCAGGTACTCAACCGGGTCGTTGTCGAGCAACGCATTCCAATCGGTTTGTTGCTGTGCTTGCAGCACCGTCTCCAACTGCACCGCCATGCGTTGCAAGTTGTCTGCGTACTGCGCCCTGTCTGCTTGGGCCTTGCCGAGTTCAGCCTGTGCCGCCTTCTTGACGTCACTGGCCTCCATCGTCTTCTTGGTGTAGTCAGCTTGGCGCAGGCCCGACTTGTAGGCCTCCGCGATCTGCTCCTTGGTGAGGCGAACGGGCTTGCCGTCGATCTCCACCTCCACACCGTCGTCCAGAGCCTCTGGTGGGTCTTCTGGTGGCTCTGCGGGTGCCTCTGGCTCCGCAGTCTTCTCTTTCAGGTCAATCTCTGTGTCAACCTTGGGCAGACCCTCATCGGGTGATGGGTCGATCAGGCTGGCGAACGCTGCCGCTGCCGAGTTGGTGTCAAGCGAGGATTCCGATGAAGGAGTGTCCGAATTTTGCATATGTGTACAGCGTCTTCACGACGTTAATAATGTCCAAGCATTTAGGAGCCGCTTGTAATACTCATTCAAAGCGATTGCTCTTTCTCAAGTTGTCAATCGCAGGAATTACTTGTAGGTTGTACTCAACATGCAACGCGTGCAAAGTTTCATGTATTTCCTAAGTCTATGAGTCGGAATTCCACCGACCCCCGGCGCATCGCTGCGGACGGATTTGCCAACAAAAAAGCACCCGTAGGTGCGTCCATCGCGTGTTGGTTTCGCGTAGATTACTTACGCATCAGGAAGCTGGCCCCTGCCATCATTCCCATAATGCGGATTTGACGAGTCGCGCTCTCTCTGCGAGTGTCTGCTTGTGCTGCAACTCCAGCTTCGCCAGCGTGCCCGTCTCCAGACTTGTCTGAAAGGTTGATTTCAGCTTGCCCAATAGGGACAGCATGAGCCAGATCTTTTCCCGACCTGACTCGTCCCTTGCTGGTGATGTTTTCCATGTGTCTGTCAACTCCTGTTCAATGTCTGCGAAGGCTTGCACAAAGGCTTCGTTCTCAAGAACTTCCCTTGCGCGGTCACCTTGGTAGATTCGTTGTGATAGTTCCATGTCGTCCTATTCCTTGGCCTCGTTGTCACCAAACTCACGGCTGAGTTCTTGGTCTGCCGCCGCCTGCGCGTTCATGCTTGCCAGCGTCAGCGCCTGCTTGGCCCCGATGGTCGCCACCTGAATGCGGGTGGCCGCCTCCAGTTCTGCGATCTCCTTGGCCGCTGCCTGCTTCAACTGCTCCACCGCGTAGGCGTGGTTCATCGCCGCGTTCTTGTGCCCTTCGTCAAGCGTGGAGGTGAACTGCGCGAGTTGCGCCTCCTTCTCTGCCTTGGCGTTGTGCTGCAGCATCTCGACCTGCTGACGGTTGCGGTCAACTTCAGCCTGCATCTGCATCTTCTGCGTCTCGATCTGCAACTGCATCTGCAGCTTGGCTTGCTCGATCTGCATCTGCGCGTTCTGCTTGGCCGCCTCGACCTGTGCCTGTGCCTGCGCGTCGATCTGCTTGTGCTGGCCTGCAGCCTGCAACTCCATCTGCTTCAACTGCGCGTCGGCCTGCGCCTTGGCCTGAATCAGCGGGATCTGCGCCTGCGCCTTCATCTGCTCTGGGTCTGGGTTCTTAGGCGGTGGGTTCTTGACCGGGTCAGTAAAGAACTTATCCGCGTTTTTGTAGCCCAGTTCGCGTGCGATCTCGACGTTTGCGTTGAACACGTTCATCGGCGTTGCCACACCAAAGTTCATGCCCACATCTTGCTGCTGGCGCAGTGCCATCAGGTGCTGAATGCGCTGATCCTTGTTGCCCACGCCGAGGCCGACGTTGATTGAGACGTCGAACTGGTTGCGCCACTCTGTCGGGTTGATGTTCAGCCACTGGCCGTTCAGCTTGATCTCAGCCTCTGCCTGCTGGTGCTGGCAGACCAGCTTCAGGATCAGCTTGAACATGTCGGTGAACCCGGTAGCGAAGTGACGCGCTATCAGGTCGAGACGCATGTCGTCCTTGTTCGTGACGATGTTCATGCCCGTCGCGGTGCCCTGCAACTTGCCTGCGCTGTTGCCTTGGCTCTGGCGCGTCCAGCCTGTGGACTCTTGGAGAAAGTTCTCCATGTACTCCATCATCATCTGGCCGCTGCCGTCCATCGAGCCTTGGTCAAGGCGTCCAGCCATGCCAGCCTGCTTCATGCGGACGATGCCACCCGGGCGGCTTGTCAGCAGGTCGTCCAGATTGACCTGACCCTCAACCGCGAAGTAGCGCCCGTTGACCTGCAGGTACATGTTGTCAAGCTGGGCACGCAGGATGCTGGTCTTGGTCTTCTGAGACTCAAACGACAGATCCGCGATGGACAGGCCAAAGAACTTGTGCGGCATCGGCACCGGGCAGACCGAGGCGAACGGGACAACGTCCACGACTTCGTTCTCAAGGATCTGGTTACCCGCGCGGACGACCTTCCGCAACTCGCTGATGCCGTCGCCGTCAAAGTCACAGCGCACATAGCACTCTGTCACCCACACCTGACGCTGGGATTCGTCGGCGCTGTTGTTGTCGATGTTCAGGTAGGCCTGCTCATCGTCATAGGACAGACGCTCGACGCGCTCCGCGTTCATCGTGGCCGCGCCGTCATCGCTGCTGATCTGGTCGAGGTTCTTGTAGCCCATCGACTTCAGGTCGCTCATCGTCCGAGCCACCCGGTGACCGACAAAGCTGGCCGTCTCGATGCTCTTGGCCTTGCGGCTGATCAAGAACTCTTCAGGCGGCACGTTCTCAATCGTGACCTTGCCGGCCGACTTCTCGCGCTTGACCTCGATGTCGTGCAGCATCACAGGCGGCAGCGACATGATGTGCTGCATCTGATCCTGAATCTGTTGCGCGGGATGAGGGGGCGCAGGCTGGCCCGGTGGCACTTGCGGCGGTGGCTGCATGGCCGCTTGCTGCAACTGCGACTGAAGCTGCTCTAGTGCCTTCTGGCGCTGCTCCTGATCCTCTTCGTCCACATAGGTCGTGTGAGTGACCGGGGTGATCTCTTCGTCGTCCAGCAGTTCAGACAGTTCGACGTCCGACAGACCCTTGTACTCTTCCTTGGTCTCTTCGTGGCGGTCATCCCACCAGACCTTGACGATGCCGCGCTTCTGGAGCAGGGCATCCTTGAACATCGTGTAGGTGATCTCGTGGCCGGGGTTCTTCTTGAAGAAGATGTAGTTGATGTAGTCGGTGACCTGCTTGGCGGTCTCTTCATCACCGGGCTTCTGGGCCTCAAACTCGACCACAGAGTCGCCGCCGACGAACTTGACCATCAACTGAGGCAGCATGGCCTCGATGGTGTTGCGGACGTCGGTAGACACCACAGAAGACCGTCCCTCAACCTCTGGCGGCATCAGGTCGCCCTTGGCCTCACCGAGGTAGTAGATCTCTGCCTTGCGGCGTTGCTCTGCCAGCTTGCCGCCGTAGTAGCCAACCGCATTGCGGAGTTCTGAGTCTGTCAGCGCCCTCAGTTCGTCTTCGCTCATTGCCTTTGCCATTGGAATCCTTACAGCGCATCTCTGCGTTAATAAATGGGTAAAGCGGGTTGGGATCGAACCAACAACCTTTATGGTTTGAACGGCGAATTTCGCGCCGACCATGTTCCGCTTTAATTTGTTACCAGCCTTGGGTAGGCCAACTTGCTGCCCCATGTCTCGTTGGACAGGTCGCCCTCCACCAAGCACAGATACCTGAAGGCGTCTGCGCCGTGGCTGAATTCGTCGTGCAGTGGTGCCACCGCCTCGCCCGTCTTGGCGACGATGTTCCACCTGTACCGCTTCAGGCACTCCACCAGACGCTCCGTGCGGGTCTTGTTGAAGTAGATGCGGGGGAACACCTCACGCGCCCGGTCAATGCCCGAGGACACATGCGTGTTGGGCACTTGCATCACATCCCAGCCGAGGCCGCGCATGATGGTGGCGTCATCCTTGCCTGTCTGGTGCCGGGTGTGAAAACCGTCATGCGGCAGGTAGACGTTGCCCCAGTTCATGGGTTGGTCGTCAAGTCTCAGGCCACGCAGTTCCGCGCTGTAGTCAGCCAGAATCCGCTGATTTCCTTCGATGTAGTGGATTATTCGGATCTCGCTGGCGACTTTTTGCACTAACACCAGCGTCATGCTGTCGGCCATTCCCAAGTCGAAGACCACATGCGTCTTCAGGCTGGCGTCATGCGGCACCTCGCGGATGCGCCCTGCTGCCAGTGAGGCGCTCATCGAATCAAAGTAGATGGCACCCTCAACCGCTGGCCGGCACTGGCCGCCCCAGATATGCGCGTAGTCCTCTGGCCGCATCGTCTTCTCAGCGTGCGCCCTCTCCTTGTCCAGCACCTCTGGGAACCAAGGGTTGTCGTTGAAGTTGACCTCCAGACTGATCGTGTCAGGCGAAGGGTTGATCACCGCCATCTGGTGCGTCTCATCGCTCTCCAGTTCGGGGTTGTAGGTCGCCCAGATCTCAGAGCCGGGTGCGCGTATCGTCGGCGTCAGGATGCGCCACGACCTGCGGGTGATGGATTGGGCCTCCTCGCACCACACACGGGTGCAGCCCTCAAAGCTCTTGATCGAGTCCGACGTCTGGTCAGACAGGCCGCTGAAGAAGAAGGCCGAGCCGTTCAGGCCGCGAATCTCATGCTCCAGCACGGTGAAGAAGCCACTCAGGCCCATCGCCACGATCTGGTCGCGCAGTAGCTGATGCACCGACTGCTTGATCGACTTCTGCACCTCGCGGGTGCAAAGGATGCGGTGCTGGTCTTGGAACGCCAGAGTGATCAGGGCACGCGCCACTGTCCAACTCTTGCCGCTGCCGCGACCACCGCGCAGGAACAGATACCGTTTGGGTAGGAAGATGACGTCCGCGACCTTGGGTATCAGTTCGACATTAAGACAATCGTCCTGCGATGACATTGATCGTCCTTGGGAATGAGTGTGTGACCTCTTGCTTGGTCGGTGCGTTGAAGCCGTGCATCGCGTTCAATTCCTTGATTGCAGCCACGATCTCGTTTGCCTTGGTGTCACCACCATCTGCTATCGCGGCAAGCGCCGCGACGCTTCTCTCGCGTGTCCAGAGGCCTTTGTCAGCGATGGCCTGCTTCAGTGAAGTGACCCTAGCCGAGACCTGACCGTTCTTGCACAGTTCATAGGCTTTGGAGTTGATCGTCTCTGCCTTCATCTTCCCGGCGTCATAGGCCGAGCGGTAGGCGTCGGACTGATTCATGCCGTCTGCAACTGCTTGGGCGAATGCCTCTTGCTTGGAGGTCAGCTTCATGGTCACAGATCCCCCAGACACATGCACCCGATGTGGATGTCTTCTGCGCCATCACCACTGGTGACCGCGTCAACCCTGTCTTCCACTATCGCCACCTCATGCGGCAGGCCGTAGCCTCGCACCTCATCATCGAGTTCGATCAGGTTGCCGTAGTGCTGGTGGTCGTATGCGGGGCTGAAGTGATTGGCCTTTAAGGTGGGAAGGGAGGT